GCGCTTGGAGAGATCTTTCGTGAGGGCTTGCCCCACATGATCGGCTCACAAACGTGGAAAGCCCGAAACCAAATTGCAAGTAATGCCGGTAAGGATTACTTGAATGTTGCTTTCGGGTGGCGACCTTTGATTAGCGATGTTTCTGACTTCGCTAAAACCATTGCCAAGTTCGATGAGATAGCATCTCAATACGAACGTGACTCTGGAAAGGTCGTAAGGCGTAGATACGAGTTCCCAACAGAAAAACGTTCCAATACATGGGAGGAGAACACTAATCCGAAATCGCCTGCAATAGCGGTTCCGGCAATGTTCTTCGACCAGTTTGGAACGCCGTCGTCAGTTTTTGTCTCCGAGGAGACGGAGATCCGACGTTGGTTCTCAGGAGCGTTTACCTATCATCTGCCTTCCGGATATGACAGCCGGAATAAGCTAGATAGGTTGGCGCTTTTAGCCGATAGACTCGGCCTGAGACCAACCCCAGATACTCTCTGGGAACTGACGCCGTGGAGCTGGGCCGCTGACTGGTTTTCAAATGCCGGCGATGTCATAAACAACATCGCCGACTTTGCCAGTGCTGGCCTGGTTATGCGTTATGGGTACATGATGGAACATTCCATCGTACGTCGTACCTATTTCCAGCCATACTCGGGTTACCGTATTAAAGGTAAGCCGGTGGCTGCTGGACCCTTTGCTTTGGTTACTGAAACCAAGCAGAGGCGACAGGCAAACCCCTTTGGTTTCGGGGTATCCTGGGATGGTTTGTCAACCTTCCAGGCCTCGATCCTGGCGGCGCTAGGTATTTCCCGGCGCCGCTAGTGTAGGTCCACTGCACAACCACCAAAGCAGCACTCCATGTGTTGCAGATAGGAGCAATGCTTATGGCATTCGCTGATCCCCAGTCCATTACCATCAACGCGGTTACCTCCTCGTTGCCAAGGACGAATGTCCAGAACAACAAGGCGGAGTACACGTCGGCGGACGGACTGGTGAGACTCACCGCGTCCCACGCCTACGGGCGTAGGAATCGACGAGTCCTCAGGATCGACCATTCCAAGATCGCCGCGGATCTGTTTATCCCGACGCAGAACGCCAAACTGTCGATGTCAAATTACATCGTGTTTGACGTACCGCAGCTGGGATACAGCACCACGGAGGCAAAGCAGGTGTATGACGGCTTTAAGGCCCTCTTCACCGCTTCGAGTGACGCCCTGATCGTGAAGCTTCTCGCCGGCGAGTCGTAAGACTCTCCGGGATTGAAGCGTCATGGCTGGACGAAACTCGGACCGCCAGCGACATGTCGGATCCTCCACCTCACTATGGGGCGGAAATCCGTTTGTCTACTGGCTGCTCCTCGTTCTCAGCATAGTAATGCTCATCGCCATACTCTCTTTTGCGAGTATCGACGAGGAGCATGGGGGTACGAAGGTCATGTTCCCAGTAAATGGGACAATAACTAAGTGCCCCCTACATGTTGAGGACGCAGTCAAGGAATGTCATAGTGGTCTAAACACGGTCCAAGAGCTTCCGAATTCCGAATACTCTTCGCGAATTCGTGAAGTTCTAAACCGTGACGGAACGTATATTATACGTATCCGCTAGTCCACTAAGGCGCAACGCTGTAGGCTTGGATAGCTAACGTCCTCTAGTTAAGGAGAACGGGCTATGAAAAGCCAACAACGGCTCCACCGCCCACGAAGGGACGATGTCCTTTTGTGGAAAATGATTGCAGAGGAATCTGCAATCAGATGTCGCACAAGCACCACTCTCGACTGGAAAACAGTCGAGAGACGGTCAAAGCACGAAGGGTTCTCGTTTCTAACGATTACCCTCGCGAACTTTGGAAAAGACTTCGAAAGATGTCTTGACCAAGGTTTCGTGGATCCCAGTGCATTCGAAGGTTTTAATCGAGTGCAAGGTCTCCCCCGATTTCTCGGAGGTTTCCTGGATCAGGTCTTTGACCGTTGTTCTGGTGTGTTGCTCGATGATCCAAACGTCGACGCAATCAAAGAGATACGTCAGCTAACGCTGATGTACTCTAAGATCCAACTCCCGTGCAGCGATGCGCGTGAGAAGGCGGCGTACCGTGGATACATCGAGAGTGAGCAGGATATCGGCGTTAAACACAGCGGTTATTCCGTGAGAAATCTCACAGAGTTCCGCCGTGTGGCTAACGCGCTTTATGGTCCGATGTGGACTGCTCTTGATCGCGAGATCGAGAGCAATCCGCCCGTTCCAAAGCATGGTCCAGGTGCGACTGCTGATAGATTGCGTGGAAACGCAAAATATCGACAGCGTACATGGCCCAGGCGGTTGGAGACACAATTCCCTATGGAAATGTACCTCCTCCCAACTCCCGACAACGTCGACGAGTTGGCCGTCATCGATATCCTCGAGCCCGAAGCGGAATTGCCCGTCAGGGTAATCTCCGTTCCTAAAACGCTCAAAACTCCAAGGATCATCGGGATTGAGCCGACCGCTATGCAATATGCACAGCAGTCCCTCTTGCCCGTAATCCTTGAAGGAATCAAGGACTTCCATCTTGGTTCCTTTCTCGGTTTTGACGACCAAACTCCTAACCAGGAGATGGCACGTCGAGGGTCTCTTAACGGAGACCTGGCCACACTCGATTTGAGTGAAGCCTCCGATAGAGTTTCGAATCAGCTAGTACTCGAGATGACAAGTTCGTCTGGCCGAATGCGAAAGGCCATTCAAGCTTGCCGCTCGAGGAAAGCTGATGTACCTGGTCACGGCGTTGTACGCCTAGCCAAGTTCGCGTCTATGGGCTCAGCACTCACTTTTCCTATGGAGGCGATGGTATTTCTTACCATCATTTTCCATGGGATTGAGCGAGCGCTCAACACCCAGATCGACCCCGCATTGATAAAATCGATGCGTGGTCGAGTGCGTGTCTACGGGGATGATATACTTATCCCTGTAGAATTTGTGCCCTCCGTTATCGATTCGCTCGAGCTCTT